AGCAGAAGAAAAAGCCGAATACGAGAAGCTCGAAGCCGAGGTTCAAAATACCCGCGATGCTATCAAGAGACTCGAAACTCTTAAGTCTGCATCTGATGAAGTCGCTAGGCTCGGAAGCTCCTCCCGGAGCAGTCGCGAACCTGACATCCAGATCATTCGCGAGGATGGCTGTAACGAAGATGGGGAATACCGAGGATTTAAGCATTTCGGGGAGCAACTTCAGGCTGTGCGAAGGGCTGGACTCGGAGAGGGTGTCGACGAGAGGCTTGGTAAGATTCGAGCCGCCTCTGGGCTTAACGAAAGCGTCGGGTCTGAAGGTGCGTTTTTAGTGCAAAGCGATTTCATGGTCGACCTCCAGCGCGACGTTTATGATACCGGGACGATTCCTAGCTTGTGCCGTCAGGTCACGATCAGCGGAAATAGCAACTCCTTAGAATACGTGACCATCGACGAAACCTCTCGCGCTGACGGATCTCGTTTTGGCGGTGTTCGAGCTTATTGGAGAGCTGAAGCGGCTGCCGTTGCTGCATCAAAACCTAAGCTCAAGACCAATCGAATTATCCTCGAAGACATGATGGCGCTTTGCTACATCACCGACCAGGCCGCGCAGGATGCAAGCGCTCTTGGTAGCTTGGTTCGCGAAGCGTTCAACGAGGAAATGTCGTTTGTTCTCGGTGCTGCAATTATCGAAGGGGATGGGGTCGGTAAACCGCTTGGAATCAAGAACTCGCCCGCTCTGATTACGATTGCGAAGGAATCTGGTCAGGCCGCCGATACCGTAGTCTGGAAGAACGCTTCCAACATGCGGGCTTCGATGACCAAACGAGGCAGAAAGCAGGCAGTTTGGTTGATTAACGATGAGCTATTGCCTCAACTCGAATCGATGTACGTTCCGCTTGGCACTGCGACCGGCTTACCTGTGTTTGTTCCAGCGGGGCAGTTTGGGACAAAGGAAGAAACCCTGTATTCTCGCCCGATCATTGAAGCCGAAGCGTGTTCGGCTCTCGGTGACGTTGGGGATTTCTTCTTTGCTGACATGGGCGAATACACACTAATCCGAAAGGGCACAATCGATCAGCAAACATCGATTCACGTGCGGTTCGAGTATGGGGAAATGGCATATCGATTCACGATGCGTTGCAATGGTCAACCTCGGGCAAGCTCAGCCATTACGCCTTACAAGGCCGCTGCTGGGGCTAAGCGTTCGCCGTTTGTGACCTTAGCTGCAAGGGCATAACCTATTTGACTATCTGGCCTCTGTCGAAAGATGGAGGCCATTTTTAGAAAAGAAATCAAACTTATCGAGGACAGTAAAATGTTATCAGAAACTTTAGGATTCAAGAAAGGCTTAGCTCCCGGTGCCGATCGGTTCGAGACTGGGCCATCTACCGACGTGTTTAGCTTAGCTAACGCCGAAGCGCTCACGTTCCTGGTGTACCACCAAGGCGGGACGACCGGTAAGGCGACGTTAACAGTAGAAGCGTGCGACAACGTAACTCCGAGTAACACCGAGGCAATCCCGTTCCGGTATCGCAGAACCGCAACTGGCGCTAGCGATAATGTAGGCGCGATCAACCTCGCAACAGCCGCGGGTATCGACACCGTTGCCGCTGAAGACACGTTGATCGAGATTGAAATCAAGGCGTCCGAACTCCCAGCAAATAAGAGATTCGCGCGACTGACAACCGCTGAGGTCGTAGACGACCCAGTGAACGCTTGTATCATCGGGATTCTTAGCGGGCTGAGATACGCAGGCGTAAGTCAACCGTCCGCATTGGCGTAAGGGTTTATGGGGCAGAGAGATACGAAGATATCCCAGATAGGTGTTTTTACACCCGGTGTAAACAGGGATATTTCCGTTATCTCCCCTGCCCACCCCAGACAAACTAGAATAGTCGAGCAACCGAGGGTTGCCGCGCACACAAAACCACCGAGAGGTAATCGTGGCGATAGTCGTAACAGTTGAGCCGGGGCAAGAGGCGATTAGCGTAGACCAGGCTAAAGAGCATCTTAACGTGCTTCACGACCTGGACGATCTTTACATCCATGCCTTGATTCGCGTTGCTCGGGAGACGGTAGAGAATCTTACCGCCAGAATCGTAGGGGTGAGCAAAACCGTAAAATTCTTCATGGACGAATTCCCCCAGGGCTCTACCATCTTCCTCCCTCTTGGCAAGACCCAAGGCGTCACAAGCCTAAAATATTACGATACCGCTGGAGTGCTGCAAACTCTCTCTAGCGACTTGTATTTTGTCGATCTTGAGACCACTCCGTCTAGGATATGCGTAAAGCCATCTCATAGCTGGCCAAGTACTGAACTTGGAAGGCCGTCCGCTGTTGTTATTGAGTTCATGGCTGGGTATCCCAGCGTCGATAGCATCCCTGCCCCGTTAGTGCAGGCTATGAAGCTTTTAATAGGTCATTGGTACGCAAATCGGGAAGATGTCACATCGGCTCCATATGAGCACCGGGAGATACCGAACGGGGCAAAGTATTTAGCGTTACCGTATAGGGTGTATTGATGATTCAGGCTGGCAAACTAGACCGCTCGATAGTAATCGAGGAGCCGACTCAGGGCAGTCCAGGCGGGATCGGAGAGCGAGCCGAGACGTGGACGACGAAACACGCATGTCGGGCTCAGGTCATCTCGGTTAGTGGGAACGAAGTTTTGAAAGCCGGAGCGGAGCGAGCCGTTAGGGTCGCGCGATTTATAGTTCGGTGGGTAAGCGTCGTTGAGACCGATAGAGTTGTTTACGACGGTCTCAATTGGACCATCCTGCACCTAAGGGAACTCGGACGGAGAGAGGGCTTGGAGATTTTAGCAGAGGTGGTGAAATGATAAGCGTTTACGTGAAGGTCGAGGGAGTCGATGAGGCCATCAAGAAGCTTCGCGAGCTTCCGTTCGACATGGAGCGCAAGACCGGGAAAGCGGCAGCTTCGAGGGCCGCTGAGATCGTGCTTCACGCTGCCCGATCTCATGCTCCTGTCGGACCTCCGCACAGCAAGCGGGAGAAGGCCGGTGGATACCTCGTTTCGTCGATCGTGAGTAAGACTCGCACGTCTGCGAAAAAGGGATTTATCAAAGCTCAGGCTCAGGCCATGGCGCCTCACGCAAATCTCGTAGAATACGGCTTCAATTGGAAGCCTAATCGCAGGATGAAGAAAGGCGGAGTGGCGCTTAAGACGCGAGGTTCGCATACGTTTCGAGTCGAACCTTCTGAGAAAGGAGGGTTTTTGCGAAATGCGTTGTATCGGAATGGTGAGCGCGTCCAGGGTGAGTTCGTGAAGGCAGTGCAAGAATCGCTAGCAAAGCTCGGGAGATGATCGACGAAGCAATTTATTCGATATTGACTGAGAACGCTGAGGTTGCGGCTATCGTTAACACTAAGGTGTTCCCGATTATTGGGGTATCCGAGGAGGCTTTGCCGCTGGTCGTTTATTCTCAAGCGTCTGCTTCCGATCCGCTGCTTACTCACTCTGGCCCCACGGCGTTAACGAAGGCAGTGTTTCAGATATCGTGTTGGTGCTTAACCGCTGCTGACGTGAAGGCGCTAGCCAAGGCTGTATATAGAGCATTGCATGGGTTTTCTGGCACCGTTGGAAGTGAAAGGATTTTTTATATTAAGTGTGTGAATCGAGTCGATGCGTTCGAGCCACAAAGCGGGGCGTTTAACGTCTCGCTTGATATGCTCATTGCGTATAGAGAAACATTAGCTGACGTTTAGGAGGATTGAAAATGACGTATGATGCAACTGCCGCCCATGGCGCGGTGATAAAAATGGGAAACGCTGCTTCACCTGAAGTCTTTACTGCTATCAATGGGGTTCATAACGGCCCTAGCGGTCCGGGTTTTGAGCCGCAGATGATTGAACAGCGGCACCACGGATCTAATGACCCTGTGCAAAAGCCCACGATCGTGAAGAAGACTCCCGTGACATTTGATATTCTCTACGATTCTACCGATACGACTCACGCGGCTCTTATAACTGCTGCAAAGAATCAGACCAGAAAGAATTTTCAGGAGATTCTGACAGATCAAGGGGCTGAGCAATACGCGTATGCTGCTTACGTCGGTGCGAGTCTTAAGGCTGAAGTAGAAGGCTTTAACGTGTATTCGATCACGTTGAGCATCGATGGCGCTATTACCATCACTTAATAACAATTGGCTACTAGGAGGATTCGATCATGGAGCAGGTCGAAAAGTTAAATTCCTGTGTGCTAATCGAGCTTGGCGGGGAAACTCGCAAGCTCGAGTACACACTTCACTCTGTTGTCCAGTATAAGATGTTGACTGGCAAAAACTTATTCAAGGGCGAGATAGATCCGCAAGATGCGTCTGAGATTGTCGGGCTGTTATGGGCAGGGCTCATCTCGCATGACGAGTCGCTTGATGGCTATATCGACTCGCAGGGGAAGTTTGATGAAAAGGTTACGGCTGGATTACGCCAGATCGCAAAGTGGGTCACGTTCTCACGCATGAATGAAATATCCGCGTTGATTAGCGATGCGTTTGGGCGAGCCACTCCAGTCGCTAAAAAAAAGAGCTAGGCGAGGCAACCCAGCCCGAGAAAGAGGTTAGTATTCTCGATCTCTGGGCCGCTGCAAGAATAGATCTTGGGCTTAGCGACGATGAGTTTCGTAGTTTAACTCCGGCTCGATTAGCGGCGCTAAACGACGCAGCAACTGAGCGCAGGAAGCGCGAGGATTATAGAGCAGATGCGATTATTACTGTCGTTCGCCAAATTGTCGGGGATAAGCGAGCGCGCATGTGGGATTACTTCCCCGAACATAAGGCGAAGCGTAAAACTGGTAGGGTAACTGGAGCCGATCGCAGCGCTGAGCTTCGGGCGTATATACAGGCGCAGAATAGCGGGAGCGTGAAATGAGTTTTCGGGCTGGTGGCATACACGTCGATGTCGGATTGAAGCTCTCCAACTTCGAGACTGGAGCCAAAAGCCTTGCAAAAAGCCTGAAGAAGCTCGAAAAAAACTTCAGCGACGTAGGCAAATCGCTCACCACCGCTATTTCTGTCCCAATCGCAGCATTCGGAACCGCAGCCTTTGCGGCCGCCAAAAGCTACGACGATGCAACCAAGACCATACAGAAAGCTACTGGCGCAACGGGCGAACAGTTGAAGGGCTTGGAGAAGTCATTCGCGAATGTCATCACAACGAGCGACAGGCTACCCTCTGAGGTTGCTCAAGCAATGGGGACGGTTTCGCGAGAGTTTGACGTAGCCGGCAAGAGCCTTGAGAGCATCACTAGTAAGATGCTTCAGCTATCGAGTATCACCGGAGATGATTTCAATGCGATACTCGATTCTACCGAGACAGCGTTTCAAAATTGGGGCGTCGCGAGCGATGATGTGACCGGCAAGCTTGACGTTCTGTATCGCCTCTCTCTGGAGACGGGCACCGCTGTCGGAACGATGGCAGGCCACATGGTCAAAGGTGGGCCGATACTGCGAGCGCTGGGTTTCGATTTCGACACCGCAGCAGCTTCAATGGCTCTGCTTGCTGACCAGGGTATCGATGTCGAACGCTTCCTGTCCAGTCTCGAAAAACTACCTAAGAACATCGCAAGCACAAGTCAGTTAAAGCAGGCTTTCCAAGCGTTAGTTAGCGACATCGGGAAAGGTAAGGATGCTGCTGTTGCGCTAGATACCGCTATCGCGGCGTTTGGCGCGAAGGGGGCAACCGGCATGGTTGAGGCATTCAAGGTCCTTAGGGCGAACCTAAGCGACGTGCTCAAAGCCGCAAAGGATACCGGAAAGGGCATCGCCGAGGCTTTTAACGAGTCCCTGAGCATTGGACAAAGATTCTCGATACTACGGAACGCTGCAACGGAAGCGTTATTGCCAATAGGAGCAGCAATTCTTAGCGGTGTGCTGCCAGCAATGGAAGCACTTAAACCACATCTAGAGTCGTTCTCTAAATGGATGCTCACCCTACCTAAAGAAACTATTGCATGGGCAGTTGGTTTTGGTGCTATTGCCGCTGCTATTGGTCCACTCGTAACCGGAATTGGCGGACTTATTGGCGGAGTTGGGAAGTCCATTGCAGTTTTCGGTAGTCTCACCAAAACGCTCGGGGGTATCGCTTTGGCGATTGGGCCTAGCTTAATACAGGTAACGGCTATATCAGCAGCGGTTTTCGGCTTTGCTTACGTCATTAATAAAATTTCCCCTGCCATTGCCGCTGCCTTCGACTCCGCATTCGAGTCCATCCACGTCACGATCTTAGAGTTTGAGTTATGGCTTGTGGAAGTAGAGTCGAAAATTGCTCAGTTCGTCGATAACGCTACAAATAACTTCAATAAGTTCGCACGCGATACTAAACTTGGTTTTGCGATTATTTCCGAGGGTCTTGGGCTTTCCGAGATGGGATCGTCTCAAGCCGTGGCCGAAAGATTAGCAGGTCAAACTCTCGAAGCCGGAAGCGCCCAAGCTGCGGCCCTTGAGATGGTAGCGAGCAAAAGAAAAGAGCTTTCCGAAGCGACCTCAGAGCTATCTTTAAAGAACGACGCACTTTCGAAGAGCTTAAGCCAGGTCGGCGAGAGCTTCGCTAAAGACTTTGAGAGCGTTAAGAACTTCGCGTTCGGCAATGAGGAGCTAGCAAAGACATCAAAGGAAGCTAGTGCGGCGGTGGTAGAAACCGGCAAGAAGACCAAAACGACCGGCAACCAAGCAAATGAGGCCGCCGACGGCGTCGGTAATTTCAATAGCTATTTAAAGTCAGCAAAAGAGAAGGCCGATGAGGCCGCCGAAGCACTTGAGGGGTTGCGGGATAGGCTAGCCGAGGCTGCTAACCGAACAGAACTGGACAAACTGAAAGATAGTCTCGGCAAGGCAGTAGAAAATCTAGATCAGGTCTCGTTTGACGCTCTTAAAGAGAAGTACCTACAGACCACTAGAGACGGCATTATCGCCGGACAAAAGGAAGCCATTGAGAAGGCCGGTCCAAAGGGAAGGATTGAAGTTGAAAAGCTAGCCGCTTTAGAGTCCGCTAGAGAACGCGAAAAGCTCGAAGAACAGTTTGCCGACAAGCTAAAAGAAGAACACAAAAAAGCCTACGAGGAATCCGTTGAGTTCTGGCGGAATACGTTTGAAAACGCAATCACTGGCGAAACTTTCAACCTTGCCGACACGCTTAAGCAGGTAGCTGTAGGCTTTGGCGCTGACCTAGCCGCAAGCATGTCTCAAGGAGCGACCGAGGGCTCTGGCTTGATGGCTCAGCTAATGAAAGGTTCGAAGTCTCCGCAGGATATGGGCGCGAATCTCGCTAAGTATTTGTTCGGGGGAGGCGACGGCAAAAGCGGCATCTTCTCGAATGTTAGTTTCGATTCGCTAGATTCTTTCATGAACGGCACTGAGTTTTCGCCGGGCGGGATTTGGGCCGATGACATCTCTGTCACTACGACTGGAGTAGTTGACGGGCTTAAGAGCTTAAGCACAGAGCTATTCGCAGGCGCAAACTCCGCATCGGCCTACGCATCGGCTCTTATGGCCTCGATAGGAAGTATACAAAAGTTGGGCAAGAGCACGGCATCGACCGTCGACGGAGCAATCGAGATAGGCTTTTCGACGCTAGGAGCTCGCTTCGGCGGGCCAGTTGGTGCTCAAATCGGAGCTGTTGTCGGCGACAAGCTTGGAGATTGGATCGGAGGGCAGTTCGAGAAGTCCGATCCGGAGTATCTCGCTCGTCACGAAATAACGGGCAAGCTAGAGGAGCTAATCGCAAAGGTTGGCTCAATGCAATACTTCGATACCGGCGGGCAAATGCACTCAGTATCGAATATCGTCATGGGAGAGTCCGACAGATTCAACGAACCGGGCTGGGCGGATGGTATGTGGTCCTCTTTCGGCGACCAGGCAACGGCAAGCTTCGTTGGAGTCGGGAACGCCCTAACTGAGATGCTTGGGATTACCGAAGACGTTGGTGCTCAGGTTGGGGCGATGCTCTTGGAGCAATTCAACGGAGACTCGGAAGCGTTGAAGGCGTTGGTGCAAACTGCTGGATTGTCCTATGACCAGTTCGTCAATTTTCTGATTGAGCGCGGAAAGGAAGGTCAGGAAACGTGGCTTGGAATTATCAGCCAGGTCAACGCAGGCGCTGAGGCGTTTCAAGAGGGCTTGACTGGAAGCGGGCAATATATTCAAGCGTTCGACAATCTACTTGCAACCGCTGGCCGAGGGCAAATCTCCTTAAATCAAGTTCGCAACATTGCCGTCGAAGGGGTTGAGGCTGGCATTACCACCCTTGAGCATCTGCGAACGATGATGGCAGAGAGCGGCAAATACACACAAGAGCAACTCGATGCGCTATTTGCAGGGTTTCAAGCCGCCGGGATAACGAACCTAGATGAAGTGCGGAATGCTACAGACCTCCAGTTAGCGCAAATAGTTGCGTCGATGGATGCCTATTTTCAAGACCACGGGATTCAGTGGAGCAAGGCGACTGAGGAGGTCAAGGCTTACGAAGATGCTCTTAACGAGTTATCCGGAAAGCAGATTGACGTTGACATCAACCTCAGGACACACCTCGATGGCGCGACCGAGGACGCTATCGACCAAGGTCTGTTAGATAGCTCATCTGTCAATGCCGATTCCACAACTACTGTGACGACCGGCAAAATGAAAGTAACAAAAAAGATGGCCCTCGGGGGCGTGCTCAATGGCCCGACATTCCTGGCTCCGGGGACGTTGGCCGGAGAAGCAGGACCCGAGGGCGTCTTTCCTTTGAAGCGCATGGGCGACGGAGAGCTTGGAATTCGAGCAGATGTCGGCAAGGGTTCGGCAATTGGCGGGGTGACGATCTACGTTGACGCTCGGGGGGCCGATGCTGGCGTCGAGCAGAGGCTTAATTCTATGTTTTCAGACTTAGAGCAACGGGTAGTTGAGCGGTCTGTATCTGTTATTATCGACAGCGCGCAACGCGGTGGGCTCAGAGGTTTCTTTTAATGACTATCAGTTACCCGCTAACACCTCCGACTAACATTAAACCTTCCAGCGTTCGTTGGACTGATTTGAACGTCGTAGGGGTCGCCGTTTCTCCTTATACCCTTCAGAGGCAAACCTTCGAGTGGGACGGATCAGCCTGGGGGCTGGAAGTCTCGTTCGACCCGCTCGACAGGGAACAGGCAGCGCCGTGGATTGGGTTTTTATCCGCTTTGCGCGGCCAGGTCGGCACTTTTTACTGGGGAGACGAGCTGTTCAAGAATCCCCTCGGGGCCGCTGGTGGAACTCCAAGAGTCAACGGAGCAAACCAAGTGGGCTTTAGCCTTGTCTCTGACGGCTGGCCGAATTCCACACTCGTGCTTAAAGCCGGGGACATGTTTCAGGTCGACAATGCGCTTTACCGCAACCTGACCAACGCAACCACCAACGGCTCTGGTCAAGTCACTCTTGACGTTTGGCCACGGCTAAGAACGCACTCTGACAACGCTAGTATCGTAACTAGCTCTCCAAAGGGTGTGTTTAGGCTCACTGACAATTCGATTCAGGCTCAGGAAGCGAGCCGAGACCAGCTTTATCGATTAGATTTCAAAGCGATTGAAGCCGTATGAGCAGGACGCTAACCACCGCAGCAAAGAACGCCCTCGATGACGCAACGGTTAGGCCGTTCTATCTGTTTTATGCTGAGTTTGAAGGAACCACGTTGCGCCTGTGTTCCTGCTCTCGGGATCTTCTGTGGGGCGGAAACTATTGGCTCGGGAATGGCTGGTTTAGAGGCCCGTCATCCATCAGGGAAACTGGAAACATCGAATCAACTGGCATCGAAGTTATCCTTTCCGGAGTTCCCGCAACCATTCTTTCGTTGATTCTGTCCTACGGGCGGCAGAATCTACCTGGGATCTTATATTTAGGCTTGCTTGATAGTAGTTATGCCGTCATCGCAGACCCTTTCATCTTATTCGAAGGCGGGTTCGATGTAGGCAAAATCAAGAAGTCGTCCTCCGAGAACTCTGTCTCGCTCTCTTACGAGTCTCATCTTTCATCGCTTAGGCGCAGGAGAGAAGTCCGGTACACCGACCAGCAACAGAAGCTTTGGTATCCTGGAGATAAGGGATTTGAGTTTGCCGCTGGGCTCGAAAACTGGACTGGATTTTGGGGGAATAAAGAGACGGAGTTGAAAGACAAATGACCGTACCTTACAAACTCCCCACAGTCACAGTCAGCGAGAAAGAGATATTCTCCTATCTCAAAAAAGTTCGACTCCCGCGCACTGCCGTTAATATCGCTGCCGCTAGAACTCGCGTTGAAGCCGAAAAGCAACAAGAGGCGCTTCCCAAAGGTAGAGATATCTCGGTTGTTGCTTCCGACGGGTATAGGCGAATCGTATACGGAGAAGCCCTAGTTGGCGGGAATATCGTATTCGCGGCAACCTCGGACAATAATCAATACCTGCATCTTGTCGTAGTTTTCGCCGGGCATGAATGCGAGTCGATTCAAGCTATATACCTAGATGATTGTAGGGTCGATTTTCCCGCCGTCCCTGGTTGGTGCTCTCATTTTGTCAACCCCGATGGGTCATTTTTCGCCACTAATGTTGTTTATCTGCAAAAGAACCTAGGCGGAGAAGACCAGACCGCGCTATCTCAGCTAGTCGCTGCAAACGTAGGCTGGACCTCCGACCATCGATTGCGCGGTTGTTGTCATGCCTACCTAAAGCTCAAGTGGGAAGCGACTGTATTCGGAGACGGCATTCCCGACATTCGCGCCATGCTCAGAGGTAAAAAGGTGTACGATCCTCGACTGGGCTACGCTTGGTATACTGCTTGCGCACCTCTGATTACTGCCGATTTCCTCACTGATACTAGGTATGGGCTTGGGGAAAGCAGTTCGAGAGTTTACGTCAGTAGTTTGACCGATGCCGCCAATATCGCAGACCAGTCAGTTACTAAGGTTGGGGGCGGCACTGAGTATCGTTACACGATAAATGGGAGCTTCGAGGCAAACGTCACGCCGGACGAGGTTTTGACCAAAATGGCCGCCGCGATGGCTGGGCGAATCGCATATTCCCAAGGGCAATGGAATATCTTACCCGCAACGTGGCGGGCTCCCGTTCTGTCACTCAACGAATCCGACATTCTAAGCGACTTCACGACCGATACCTCAGTGTCTCGGAGAGACCTATTCAATAGAGTTCGAGGCACCTTTCAGAATCCCGACGAGCTTTACGCGACCGTCAACTACCCCATTGTCACGAACTCTTTGTATTACTCGCAGGACCAGAGCGAAGAACTTTATGCTGAAATAAATCAGGACTTCGTAACATCGCCCGCAACATGTCAGAGGCTTGGAAAAATATCGCTTGAGCGGATTCGTCAAAGTCTGCAAGTGTCTGCAACCTTCGGGCTTAAAGCGTTGCAACTGACAGTTGGCGATACCGTTAATCTGTCCGTTGACGAACTCGGTTGGAGCAATAAGCTATTTGAAGTTCATGATGTCGACTTCGTAGAACAGAGCGGGAAAGATGGAGCGACGCTTGGAGTCAGTCTCGTGCTTCGAGAAACTGGCTCTGGCGTTTACGATTGGAACAATGGCGAAGAAACTACTTATGATGTCTCTCTAAATTCTTCTTTGCCTAGTCCGCGAAATGTAGCGATTCCGAACAATTTGATTTTGTCTAGCGGAACTGACGTTCTGTACAAGAAGTCCGACGGGACTATCGTATCGCGACTCAAGGCGGAATGGGATCCGATTACGGATGTTTTCGTAACTTCCGGCGGTAAGATTGTTTGTGAGTTTAAAAAGACATCTGCAAGCAAGTGGGTTTCGCTCGGGGAGTATGCTCCTGATACGTCAGAGATATACGTTTGGGATGTTGTGGATGGGCTAGCTTATGACCTCCGAGTTTGCTGCCGTAACGCACTTGGAATTCACGGAGCGTGGAGGACTGGCACGAATCATGTGATTCTCGGGAAATCTGAGAAGCCGTCCGATGTTACTGGCTTCGTCGGTACCGTTGGCAGCTTTGGAATCTCGCTTGATTGGGATGATATCGACGACATAGATCTGTCCAAGTATGAAGTTCGCGAAGGCTCGACTTGGGGAACTTCGACGTTGATTCAAAGGGTGGATGCGTCGAAGATCGATCTGCCTATCCGAACCGCCGGTGCTCACACGTTCCAAGTGAAGGCGATAGACACATCAAAGAACTACAGCATCAACTCATCTGCCACTACCGTAACGATTACGGCCCCAACTGTTTCCGGGCTTTCGTCGTCTATTGACGGGTCTGAGGTATTGGTAACATGGAGCGGCGGGGCTGGCTCATTTTCTGTTGAGGATTACATAATCAAGCAAGGCGCTACGTATAATGACGGAACGCTCGTAGGCTACACTAAAGCGAACACGTATCGCCTGGGTGCCACCTGGTCGGGGGCTCGCAAGCTGTGGATTGCCGCAAGGGACGTAGCCGGGAATGTCGGAACTGCCCAAACTATCAGTCCGACAATTTCCGTGCCTGGACTAATACAAAACCCTACAACTCAGGTGGTTGATAACTTTGTTCTGTTTCGCTGGACAGTTCCAGCCACAGGTTCCCTTCCGCTACGGGGGACGAAGCTCTATAAGAATGTCTCTGGTTCGGATGTCCTGATAGGAGAAAGCGCAGGCACGTTCTTCGCGTTCTTCGAGACCGAAGGCGGCAGCTACACTTATAAGCTGTCATGCGTAGATATCGCAGGAAATGAAGGCTCGAAGAAAAGCGTATCTGCGGTTGTCGGGCAACCGAAGGATTATGTATTTAAATCATCGAACGCGCTAGATCCCGATTTAGCCTCTATTGATACGAACATCGCGATCCTTGACGATGTGATGACTCTGCCCGTTAATGTCACCGAAACTTACCAAGCCCACTTTACGTCCAGAGGTTGGACTAGCCCCCAGAGCCAGGTTAGCGCCGGTTATGCTCGATTCTGCCAACCGACTCTATCGACCGCTGCATACGAGCAAACGCTAGACCTGGGGGAGGTTATTCCCTATGGATGCCTAGTTACTATGACACTCGCGCGGAGTGCTATCGTAGAGGGAATTGCGATAACTCCCACACTCAGTCTAAGCGCTGATGGTAGCTCTTGGACGGATTATCCCGACAAGTACCAAGTGTATGCGTCTGGATTTCGATATGTGAAGCCGCACCTAGCGGCGTCTGGAGGCGGAACCGCGATAGAGGAAATACAAGAGGTTCGCATCACAGTTTCGCGGCAAGAACTTCGGGACGAAGGGGCTGGAACTGCAAATTCCGCTGACAGTGGCGGAACTTCCGTGTCGTTCAACAAGGAATTTATTGACATAGAATCCATCACTGTTACTGCTAAGTATCAAGCAGGGGAAACAAAGGGCGTTACGGCTGTCTATGATTTTGTAGACGCGCCGAACCCGACATCATTTAAAGTGCTGCTGTATTCTAACAATACAGGAAGCAGAATCAGCGGGGCCTTTAGTTGGCACGCAACTGGGAGCTAATATGGCAGATTGGAACAAGCCAACACTAAGCGACACTTATACGGATTTCTTAACCTACCTAAAGGCTCTCGCTAGCGATGCGGCCACGCTATTTAATTCCGCTCCGACTAATACGCCAGAGAACGCGATTAAATTCGACCGGTCGAACCTCTTGTTCCAAGAGTGGGTTTCGGAAGCCTGGGCAACTAAGTTGTTGTCTGTAGCGGGCGGCGGCACTGGGGCAAATAGCGCATCTGGCGCAAGGACAAATCTTGGTCTTGGCGCATTGGCCACGCTAGGCTCTGTTAATAACGGCAACTGGTCTGGGACAGATTTGGCCGTAGCGAACGGCGGAACAGGGGCAAGCGACGCCGGGACGGCAAGGACAAATCTTGGTCTTGGGTCTCTGTCGACTCTTAGCTCAATCAATAACGATACTTGGTCCGGCGCAGACCTGTCTGTTGCCAACGGCGGGACCGGTGCAAGTGACGCTGGAACCGCAAGAACTAATCTCGGGGCCGCCGCATCAGGATCGAACTCCGATATCACTGCACTGACAGGAATCGTAAGCAGCACCTGGACGCCCTCAATGTCTGCGAGCGGATCTATGACGGTTTCGCAAGTTGCATATAACCAAGCTCGCTATTGTCGTATTGGCCCGTTTGTTCTGCTTTCGCTGTCGGCGACTTTCAAGCTTGCTGGAACTGCAAGTAATCTTGTTTACATCACGCCTCCCGTGAATGGCCTCGCCGATAACGCGAGTTGCGCATTTCCTTGTAGCGCGGACGAAAACGGGGCTGGTATCGCCGACGCTAGGTGGAGGCTCAACACGTCATCTCAAATTGTCGTGTTCAAGGCTGGGGCAGGAAACTGGGCCACAAGCTCAACTCCGAATGCGTCTCTTAATATCAATGGCATTTATCGAGTAAATTAAAATGGCGACACTGCAAGAAATTTACGATGTTCGTTACGACTCCGGCGCTTTACGCTCGCGAGTGATTGGCGCTCTGTTGGTCGCATCTAACGACATACTTAACGGGTCTGGCGAAACCGCAGCGCGGAAGAGGTGGGCTAGAGCTACCCTGAAAAACCCAGAAGGAAAAATAGATGCATTCCTCCTCCGTTGCGCGCTCAATCCGACCATTGCGGCAGCGGGCGCAGCGTCGACAGACAATGATATTCAGTTCGTTGTCAATTTGTCAATCGATTCACTTAATGACGAGTAGGCATTAAGCTCTTGTCATTGAATTTACGCGCGCTATACTTGGGTTGAAGTGTAACTGATCGTCTATTATTGGAGCCAATATGAGATTTTCAAAAACCTTAAATCTTTCAGTCGCCTTGTTTGTGTTATTGCTTGCCGGGTGCGGCAGTGGTGGCGGCAAGGAGTCGCATAGCAACGCAGTCGACACAGTCAACTATGACATCTGCAACGAAGACGGGACCATTAACGACCTATCAACCAGCACGGTTGCCGAACCAGAACCAGAGACGATCGCCGAAGTGCCGCTGGTTGATGATACCCCGATAGTGGAAGAATCTCCCCAAGTGGAGCCTACCGCCAGCATCCCAGAAAGTACAGGGACCGGACTCGTCCCCAACACCCTAGTCAAGACCGCAATCCTACCGCTCTCGCAGGCTGAAGAATGCGCAGAGAATAAAGATTGCCGAATACTGGCGACCGACGGAGTAAAGGCGAGCGTGGAGCATTGCGGCAACGTTACGATTGTAGTGGTGCCGCGATGAGCGAATGCGATTGCGCAGGAAGAGGATGCACGGGGGCTTGCGAAGAGCGGCATCCTCCGATTGTTGAGTCGATGCGCGAAGCGGCGAAGCAACTTAGGCGTGATGCGGCAAGCATTGCCAAAGTCAGAACCCATGCGGCATCTTTCATTACTAGTGCGGACGTTTCGATTTACGAGAAGTATGAAATATATTACTCCGACGTGGCCGACTATCTCGAAAGGGAGATTGAGCGAGCTGAAAAGCTACACGCAGAGCTAGCTAGCCAGCGCAAAGTTCGCGAGCAAGCGGACTTGCTAGCGGCGGATTAGATTTCCATCCATGCTCTGACAAGGTTTTAACGAGGTGTAACATGAACGCGATGCTTTCAAGGCCGCAAGTCGAATTTTTACATTCTCAAGTTTTGGCGCTTGATGCGATTTTCAAAGTAGGAGAATACGACGCGCAGCAAAGCTTACAGCGCACCAGGTCAATTCTCCAAGTGGTAAAATGCACGCTGGAAACTGCGATGAAGAAAGAGGATATGAAGGGCTATGATTTCTCCCACTTCGATTGCTGAAGGATTTTTGAGCATGGATGCTCCACCATTTTCCCCAATTAGGAAAAATGGCCCCATGGAGGCGCGTTAAGCAACGCTAAGGCTAGCGGAAATGTCAGCAGTAGGGGCAAACGTGCTGGCAGACTGAGGCGGCTGATGAGTCCTGTGAATCTCTTGCGCAAGAGGCACAGGGGCCCTCCCCCCATTTAAGTTTGAGTAAGATGGATTTGCGGTATTTGGTGATGATATGGCGATAAACACAAGAGACGAATATCTATATTTTCTCGCGACTCAGCAAGCGTGGCTATACGCACAGCCGCAGGATACTCAGGATAAAGTCTGCAATGGTATTGGTAGCCAAGCTAACTGGGTTTTCGCGAAGTTGAATTTCAAGGGCTGGCTCTATCGGCGCATTAAGCCAGCCGTCGATAAGCACGATATCGCATACTGTTGCGGGGGCGGAGAGAACCATAAGATGTGGGCTGATGACAATCTGGAGAACGAATTAGACAACACGGCGGGTGCCGTATTCTTTTTGCTCCGCGGATATGTGACCAGCATCATCGATAGAGTGATGACAGTTATTCGGCCATTGGGTGAGCTAGCGTTTGAGCACCGAGCGGAACCGATTACGATTAAGGAATACCTCGCGACGATTGAGCAAGGGATTCAAAACGCTGGAGCGATAAAATGACCTTAGCCAGCGACAACATGAAGCACGTTAAGACAGCCAGATTTTGGATGGAGAAGTTGATTCCGGTTATGCGCGAGGACTTAACAGAGGCTAAGCACCGAGACGAAGCATTGCGTATATTATCGGAGATGTCGCACGAGTTGCTATTGTCCGACGGCTCGCGCTTCGATAATGGGGCTGGATAATGCCCGACAAACTCGACATAGACGGGCTTCATCTTAAGCTTAAAACGCTGACATGGAGCGCAGCCATCAGCCTACTGGTTGGCGTAGCGATGGCGGCAATGTGGTATCAGCGGGTTGAATCGGCGATCACAGAAAAGACTGACGATAGGTATAGAGCGAGGGATGCAAGAGCGGATTTCGCTTTACGCGATGCCCGTATCGAGGGAGTCGAACGACAGATGAGCGGGCTAGGTAGTGATTTGAAAGATATTAAGATAGAACTCCGAGAGATGAACAGACTGCTACTACAGCAGGCGCAACGACAACACGGGGAGAAAGGGCAATGATGTTAGGTCAATTATTGATTTCGGTTTATTTATCATGGGCGCATAGTGGGCAGATAGGTATTGACGGATTTCATATTTGGCGAGGGCCGAGTCCTGATAAGATGGTAGTCATTGCGACGGTGCCGGACAAGGACGCGAAGAGTTGGATTAGTGAGTGGAAGGACTTATCTAGTCCTCAGTATTATGGGGTGACAGCATACAACGCGCTGGGTGATAGCACGATAACGACTAAAGACGAAGGAGGGCGCTCGGTTGTCTTGGGAAAGCCAGAGTCACCGACCGTCTTACAATGGTCGGTGAAATGAGTAAGGTGAATAAAGCAATGCAGCAATTAAAGCAATGGGGTTGGTGATATGATATCAACCGGCCCAGACGGGAAGCGTGTGGCGTTTGGGCCGCCAGATAAACCTTCTGGACTCGCCGGAGTGGCTAAATAAATGTGCACATTGGTAGTCTTCGCAGCAAACGACAATGCAAACGCAAATCCCCAAAAAGACCAGCGAGGCGCGTGGAAAAAAGGAATGATCGTAGAGGTCTACGAAGATGGCGTTTGCAAGGAGCCCCCAGCGGCGGGAAGTAAGATGGTTTTTGTCCATATCCCCGGCGTGCCGAAAGCCCAAGCCGAGAAGTATGTCGAACAAACGGCAGACCGGCGGCGCCTTTTTAAGATCGATTGGTCATCGTTGCCCAATGGTGTGCGAACATCTCTAAGGGATGACCGAGAAATTACCGTAACGCTTAAGCAAATCAAAGGCTATATTCGCGATGTCCGCACGAACGCGCTAGAGGGGTAAAATGGCGACTGTTACCCGTTACGTCAATACTAACTCTACTCCCGGCGGCGACGGGACTACTAACGCCACATCTGGAGCTAATCGCGCGTTCGCATCACAAAACGAGGCGGAAGCGTCGTTGCAGCGCACCACCTCTGACGTTATCCGAATCATCTGCGACGGCACCGCAGTTGACACAACTGCCGTTACTTACGACGGATGGACTGTATCGAGCCCCGGCTATATCAGCGTGGAAGGCGCATCTTCCCATGGCGGAAAGTGGAACACTTCTAAGTATCGGATGGAAGTCGCGGGGAACTGTATTCTCATCCGTGAGCAGTTCGTTAGACTCGAAGGCTTGCAGCTCGCCACTGACTCAAGCTCCACTACTCAATATTCATGCGTCGAGTTCGATTCAAATCTAGATTCGGACACCCGCGGGTATGTCTCGAAGTGCATTCTAAAAAACAAGACCGCGACAACAGGCAAGAGGTACGGGGTCTGGCTCGATTCGAACAACGGAAAGTATTACCTCTCGAATAATATTTTCTACGACTTTACCGGCCACGCGAACAGCAGCGCGATTCGCAACGCGCTTGAGTTGACCGAAGCTTACGCCTATCACAATACTATGTGCGGCAATAATGCCGGGTGGTATACCGTGTCTGGCGTAACGCTGTGCCGATTGTCCAACAATTTATTCCAAGACAACACTAACTCGATTGTAAACACGAGCGCGACATCTTTCCACTCCTCGTCAAACTACAACGTCTGCGACGATAACGGGACCGGGAACAACTTAGTCCCAGGCGCGAACTCGATTAAGTCAACCGAGATTACATTCACTGATGAAGCCGGGAAAGATTTCCACACAGCCGACACGAATGCGCAAGTCTCAAACAACCTATACTCCGACGCGAATCTGCCCATTTCGGTCGACGTTGACGGCGATGCTAGGCCATCAAGTGGAAGTGTATACGCTGGTGCTGACGAGCATGTTTCCAGTGGACCTGTTACTTATCAAGATTCCGTGGCGCTGGCGATCTATCCGATCATTGCCCATACTCAGCGATGTTACATCTCGACGGCCATGGCGCTTTCGGTAAATTCAGGTATCGGGCACGGGTCGAAGGGCGCGGCAACTGAGAGCGTCGTCCTGAACATAAGCAAGCTTTGCGAACTTGCTTCATCGTTCAGCGCTCGCGAATCGCTAAGTATCGGTTCGACCCTTTCGGCGCTCTGCAACTCTCAGACTGCATGTGTCGGGGATTTCGCCTTAGGAGTCGATCTTTCGATCGAGCCATCGGCGCTAGCGATAACGCAGAGCGAGCTATTGCTTCAGGCTACTTATATAATCGCGAATAACGTAGCTTGCGCGTGCTTAGAGTCACTCGGTCTTTCTGTTGCCAAGAGCCTTGCCATTTCCGCAAAAAGCCATTCGTCCGATTCTGTCACCCTCGATCTTCGGTTGCCTATCGCTTTCTCTGACCATCTTCAGGCCGAGGAATCGATAACTGTTGAGGTCTCTCTCGACCTTTCGCATTTGTTGAGCCTTGAGTCGTCCGCGAATGTTGTCGCGTTTGCTGAGCTTGCCCTTGGCGCTATTTGCTCCCAAGTTTACACCGCACACGCGACGGCTCTGGACGCTCTAGCTCTACAGATCAGCGATACGCTTAGTTTCCTTTGTCGACAAACATTACTAGAGAGCCTATCTCTTGACGTATCGCTTGCGGCCAATGCCTCTGTTGGCGTGTCGGCTACTGATTCTTTGAGCATCTTGGTAGCCACACTTATTAACGCCAGCGCGACGGCTCTGGGCCGCTCTAATCTATCGCTAGATTATATCTCCGGAATATCGGTCTCTGGTCGATCTGCGACTGTTACGTTAACGCTGCCCGACGGTCGAACCTTAACAGTAACCGCCGAAACGAGACTTATTGCTATAGGAACCGAGGAACGTATACTAGTTGTGCCAACAGAGAAGCGCATACTAGATGCTTAATCAACGCAACCTTCAGAGGAACCATGGAACAACTATCGAATTCAACCCAACACGGGCACAGATATTCATTTCGGGCATTACGTCAAGGTAAGCTGCTGTGGGAAGAAGATATTCGGAACATAGTGGTCGACGTAGGGTTGAATGAGATCCTAGACAAGTTTTACAAGGGATCATCCTACTCTGCGGCTCATTACATAGGTCTAACTGCTGCATCTCCTACGTTTGCCGCTGCTGACACTATGTCTAGTCACGCAGGATGGACCGAGCAAGCTGGCTATTCCGAGGCGACAAGAGAACTTTTCGTTCCGGGAAGTGTCGCGAGTCAGTCTGTTAATAACGCATCAAGCGTGGCCGAATTCACTATTAGTGGTTCTAACGTCGCGATTGGCGGAGCGTTCATGTCCACTAACAACACAAAGAGCGGCACATCTGGAGTGCTGATCGGCGGCGCTGCTTTTTCTGCCAATCGCACACTCCAAAACGGAGACATTTTGCAGGTGACAGTTACAGCATCTGCGGCGGCAAGCTAATATGTTTACTAAAGACCCTGAAGCTGTGCTTGACTACGGTATAGACTGGTCCTCGTGGCTTGGGGCCGACACGATATCTGAGTCGAGTTGGTCTGCCCCGACTCCAGTGACCGTTCCTCCGCTTGCAATCAAGGAGGGGTCGGAGAGTCATGGCGATACAGCAACTTCGGTATGGTTGCAAGGCGGAGTGGCTGGAAGGTCTTACTCAATCGTGAATCACATCACGACTGCGGCAGGGCGAGAGGATGACAGGGAACTGCTTGTTCTTGTGATTGATAAATAGGAGGAATGATGAAACTGAATATCGGTCTTTGGATAACAATTCTGTTTAGTTGGAACCACAGCGGAGACCTGGTTGACGGCTATAATCTCTATAAGGGCCCGTCTGCCGACAAGCTCGTGAAGGTCGCGACCGTGCAAGGGGCTCAGAACAAAAGCGTTGCATACGACATGACGGACGAATCTCCGCAAGTTTTCGGAATCAGCGCGTTCAATAAACTAGGCGAATCGACGATTACGACTCGGGGCGTTGGAGGTGAGATCGTAACCTTGGGAAAGCCTCCTACCCCTGCTCTGTTGTCCTGGTCGGTCAAATAAACAGGGTTCGGCGGTTGCAGGCGTTGTGTAAGTATTTTCCGGGGTAGCGTTCTTCTGTGAATTTGTCCCACAAAACATTTTTTAGGGGTTTTTTCAGTTTTTGACAAAAAATATACTCTTTAAATTAATGGACCAAGATAAAGTCTTGGCGATATTTTAAGGAGCTTCTATGCAAAGTGCGAATAAAATTAAAACACTGGCAAATAGAATTAGTTATTAATGCCTATTTGTTTAAGTTTAGTATTAAAGTTGAGGGCTAAGCCACTAGCCCTTCAATAAATAATCAAATAACCGCTCCGAGAATACGCGCCAAGTGCGTATTCTCGGAGTACTTTTCACTGAAAGTGAATTCTTTGACAAGATTACGCATCTTAATAGAGAATGTTGGTAAACTTTTTTTGGTGCGAAGTCGACAATAGTTAGGATAATAGATATTGTCCGGTTCCCGCTTGGGCCAAAGCCATCCGCAGAACGGGTAAGTTATCAGCTTCGATTACGACACGGGGAGCTCCACAACGCATACGCATACCGGAGAATTAGCAATGAGTCTTAATAGGGTATTCCCTAATCCATTAGTGAAAAAAGTCGCGTTCCAGTTGACTTTTCCGAGTTTGTTTTATTTGGAAAAGAAGATAGGGGACTTTCAAATAAAAATAATGAAAGATTTCCCCATTTCGAAGCTATTGCTCCAACGAGATTTTTTTATCGTGATTGGGGGACAAGAAGAGCTAAACAAGCTGGCAGACGACAAGAAACCACCGGAAGAAGGAAAGAGAGTTTGGCAGTTTTTATCCGAGGACGGAGTGCAGCTTGACGTGGCCCTTGATTCCATTACGCTACAGTCGAATTCTCATAAAAGTTACAATAACGGAGAAGGGCCTCGGTTCCGCGAAACTATAAAGAAAGTTTGCGATAGTTTTATAGAAATTACCCAATTGCCAATAATTAAGCGCATTGGTCTTCGCTATATAGACGAAGGGCCGGTTCCAAAAGGGTCGAATGAAGAGTTTTTATCTTATTATAATAGCGCATTTCCGTTGACTCGATTCCCGATCGATAACGCAACTGAAATGCAAACAAGAGCTGTCGTAAAAGGCGAACATCACTCTTTAAGATACGTAGAGACACTCAAGTTAGAAGAAGGCAAGAGAGCAGCTATTATTCTTGATTTTGATGCGTGGGCCGAAAACATCGATCCTTCTTGCTATATTGATGTCACCGACGCACTTCATGTTGCTACGTCTAGCGAATTTGAAAAAACCATCAAAGAACCAATTATTGCTTATATGAGCACTGACGCAGGAGGAGAAAATGAATAGCTACTCAGATTCAACTTACGTGGCGACCGCATCTCCTGTAAACGCGGAACAACGTAAATTAGTAGTCGTTACGCATGAAAACTGCGAAGTTGTCGTCTGCTTAACGGAGGACGGTCGCTTTGTTGGTATCACCGAATTGCGCGTCAAAAAAGATTTCTTAACAGCCGGACAGAGGGTGGCCTCTAGTGGGTATTTAGACGTTGAAGAGTTTTATAAAGATTAGATCGCATGCCTTCGTTCTACTCGCGCACGATATCTAACGGATTGCGATTTGGGGACGTCGTGAGTGGCTTTCCGCTTATTACCTCTAAATCTGACAAACTCGGCGGATCTAAGGTTGATGGCGATGATGTGATAATCACCATCAACAAGTCTAAAAATCTAGTGGTTATGACTCCTTGTTGCTCGATCGAAGATGGTTCTATTGCCCTAGCCCCGCTGCAGCAAGTTCGCCCTGCTTTTTTAAAGAACGAATATTTCGTAGACGATCTTACGAGGATTAATCGGATAGTTCCGTCGGAAAATAGCTTACCACAAGAGGCCTGGAATCACATGTCACCGGAAGAGGCGAACGAAAGGCGCAACCAGGAGCCAGGGTACATGTTCCTAGAATGCTTCGTGTTCATGCCTAATGCTATTTTACCGGAATATAGAATTAAAGAATCGAAGATTGGCCACTATATGGTAGATTTTAAATCGATATATCGATTTGAGTCCACTTCGATTAAGCGCTCAAACGGAGAGACATCCCTACCGCAAGGATGTAATAAGTCTTTGCAATTGACAGCTTTAGCCAGGAATGGACTTCGAGAAAAGCTTACCTCTTTCTTTGCCAGGGTTCCAGACGAAGATCGGCGCGAGATGCTATCCATGGATTAGCTCACTAAACCTGCTTAGCGCGCTTCTTTCTATTTCGTTACTAATGCGTGCATAAACATGCGTCACGTAAGTATTCGAGTGCCCCAAAGTTGCCGCAATCACTGGCAATGTTACTCCTGACTGAACAAGCAGCGATCCAACAGTGCGCCTAAGGTCGTGAAGGTGAGCATCCTCGATATTTGCCAGCTTGCAGGCTCGTTCCCATGTGCGACGAACTGCACGCATGTGCTTAGACGGATCGCGTGGACTCGGGAAAACAAACTTAGATGTTTTTGGGATCGAGCTGAATAAATCCACCGCGTTATCGGTCAGTGGGACGTTCCGAGGCTTCCCGTTCTTGGTCATAGAAAGGCGTATGGTTCGCGCCTCTAAATCGACATTGTCCCACGCGAGGGACAGCACTTCCATTTTCCTGCACCCCGTGAGCAACAGCAGCTTAATAGCCGCCGCTTGCACGGGCTCGCAATGGCTCAGGGCGCTTAGCAAATCGGTTACTTTGTCTTTTGGCAAGTAGCGGTCTCGTGACCACTCCTTGTGTCTTTGAACCGCCCTGCAAGGGTTAGGGGCTTGGGATAAGCCAAAACGGTTGACGACATTGTAGACGGTCGAGAGTAACGTTAGCGTTCTGTTAGCTTCTATTGGTTTTTTTATCCCATCAAAGAACTTTTGCACGTCTGTTGGCGTTAATGATTCATACAACAGGAAGCCTATGGCGGGTTTGATGTGACGTTTGATCCGATCTGCATCCTCTGCATGTGACCGCTTGCGGGGGATGGCGTAACGCTCCATGTAGGCATCGCATGCTTGGCCAACAGTCAAACGCTGGGACTCGCGACTCGCAGGACCTTCCTTCAGACCCGCTCAGGAGTTTCGATGGATGGCTTGTCCGCATCGTCTAAGGGAGTGCAGCTAATGAACGCGCTAGCTGTAGCCAAGACCCATCCATTGCTGAAGCCCTTCGCTACCTACGTTATGGGCGCTCTATCTCCGCTCACTGTTGGCCTACTTCTAGAATACCTCAAGAGGTTCTTACCATGAATAAATTGACAAACGCCTCACCACTTCTGAGCAGCTCTCGCAACCCCCATGAGGATTTGAGCGGGGAGGTAAAGGAAGAAATAGATCCCTACGGCAATGATTGGCCCAAAGATAATCCAACTAAGTATCTCAAACAACGTCTCGCCTTGTTTCTTGAGAAGTCTTTCTTCCTCGATTTTGTTTCTTTTAAAATCCTCATCGATCGTTGGCATATTCCGCTCCGTGTAATTTATAGGTGTTTTTATCGCTCTAACGCAGAACTAGAGCTGCTCTATGCTCTGTATTACAGCTCCGACCCGGTTAGCTTCTCTCACGATAGCTTAACAGAAGATCAGCGAGAACTCGTAGAGATAGTTTTTGAGCGGGGATACATCCATTGCCGCCCCAACAGAGTGCTCGATTGTCGGCCTAATAGCTGCACCGGGATGGGTCTCTCCACTCTAACAGATTGGCCTGACGTGACAATCTCAAACGATGGCATGGAGCGCCTAGAAAAATTAAAAAAGCAGCACGCAAGACTCGTCTGGAGAATCATTCTTATCGCCAAATTTTGGCAGTCCTAAGGAGCGAGGCCATGAACAAATTGACAAACCAACCACCGGAAGCCCATACTACCCACGGGGGCACCAACGATACCCCGCGCGCGATGGATGACAAACTGAACCAGCTTTGCAAAGATCTAGGTCTAAAAAAGGGTCGAATTCTCGAAGCTGTGGGTTTCTATCCCGCGCGTTACGCATCTAAGCTTCGCTATAAACAAGGTCTGACCGACAGCGAGCGGTTATCTATCAATTCCGTCATGGACGATCTTGCTCAAAAGGCTGTTAATTATGCTCAAATGTTAGAAAACGCTCCATCGCATTATGAAATAGTCGAGAGTTGCATAGACGACCTCGGCATAACGAGACGATCTGTTATTGAACTTCTCGGAGTTGGCCCCAACTTTTTCCACGACGCATTTAAACGAAATAAAATTCTTGATCCAACATCTGTTTCTCGCCTAAAAGAAGCGCTCTTGAAGATATCTTGCGAGCTTAAAAATAGCTCTATCTAGTTCTTTAAATTAACTCGCGAAGAGGAGTAGCGATGTCAGAAAAGAAAGAGAGAATCAAAAGACTCTCAAAAAAACAAGTCGAAAGTGGCTTACTGGCCGATCTGATTGCAATCGTTAACGACATATCCGACGATGGCAAGCTAGAAGATACAGAACTTGAGCGGTTGAACGACTGGCTGGCGACTAACGAAATAGAAGAGTTTCCATCGGTTGTTAAATTGCAAGAAGAGGTTTCTGCTTTGGTTGGTTCGGCCATTATTGACGGTGAGGGATTAAGAAATATTCATAAGCTCATAGAGCGTATCGTCCCCAAAGAATGCAGCGAACTTATTGCCTCAAAGCGCAAACATCGCATTCAAGAGGATAAAACTAAACGCGAGCAATCCCGAGAACGCGAAAAAGAAGAAAGAAGAAAAGAACGGGACCAGAATTCGTCAATCAATTCTTATAATTTTATGGTGGCGGGTTATCATATACCTGAAAATCAGGAGACTATAGCCGAGGAGGTTAGCGACGCCGCCATATTTTCCCTCGCTAGAGAAGCAGACAATCCGCACGACAGAAACGCCATCCTCGTAAGGGCCAATCGATTTAAAATCGGATATGTTCCAAGAAGTTTAGCTGAAGAAATGGCGGAGGAGCTTGATTCTGGCTGTAGCTATAGAATTCGATTATCTAAAGTTATCGGATATAAAAACATCGTTCCAGTAATCGACGTATCTATACACAGCCCAGAAGCAACATTAAGCGACTGTAAGTTTCCCGAAATTCACAGCTACCTCGATGAAAAAAGGTTCGAGGCCAAAACGCTAGGTTGCGTATTGTTGGCCATTTTTATTCCTATCGCGATTATCGTTAGTCTAGTTCTGTAAGATTCGGCGAATAGAATTCTTCAAATATTCGGATGGCTTATGAAAAAAAATCACAAGCCATCTTTTTTTCCTTTACACCCTTACTTAACTTCAGTAAGCTGTCCTTATACATATAGCGGTAAGGAAATAGCCCCCAAGTGAAACCCTTACCCCGCTGGTAGGCCGGTTGTCTACCATTTTTCAAAGGTTCCTGAAGTTTGGGCACCGGATTTAACCCAAACTTAGGAATCTTGCATGGATCTGATTGTCTATAATCCTAACGATATCTTAGTAGATTATCCTGAAAACAAATTCTTCAAGCTTGATGACCGGGAATACTTCGCTAATAGGCGAGTAAGCCATTCAACTATTAAGAATATAGACCGGTCCGCAGCGTATTGCTTGTGGATGTCTAAGCAACTGAGCTTGCCATCTCCATCTATGGGCCTTGGCTCTTTTGTCCACGCTCTTATTTTGGAGCCTGATGTTGCCCTAGATCGCTTCGTTCCGATGCCCAAATTCGACAAGCGAACGAAAGCCGGAAAAGCATCCGCTGAAGCTTTCGAAAACGAGCACGTCGGTAAAACGATCCTCACTCAAGCCCAAGCCCAAGCCGGGTTAATCATGGCGGACAATCTCCGAAGGAAAAAATCGGTTCGGGAATTGCTAGACGCTACTACCGATACTGAGATTGTAGTCTTCTTCGAGCGCAACGGCGTTAAATGCCGGGGCAAGCTCGATGCCATAACCCACAATGGAATCATCTGGGACATAAAAACGACCGAATGCGCAAGTGCTGAAGAGTTCGGTCGCAGCGTAATCAAGTGGTCATATCACACACAAGCCGAATGGTATCTCCACGCCGCAAACCTCGTATCCCCTGAGTTTGAGCTATTCGCTTTTGTCCCTATCGACAATGATGACAACCACGACTGTCAGACTCTATACGTCCCGCAAAACGTCATCGACGAAGCCCGCGACGTGAACGAGGAACGCCTTGAAAAAATCTCCAGTTGTTTAGAGTCCGGCTACTGGCCGGGCTACCCAGAAACCGCCCAAGAATTAATCTTCCCCCATTGGGGATTTAAGAAGCGAGGAGACTATTAAATGGAAATAGAAGTTATCAGGACGCAGTTGGAGCACCAGCTCGACCAGCAGAACGAACTGATCGAAGAAATGAAAGAACGCGCAGAACGGCTAAAAAGATTAGAGGAGCAATATGAGCAATGAATTGGCAGCGCGGCAGGTGATGGATATCAGCGGCATCGAGTCGCAGGTTTCGACTGCCCACAAATACCCACGGGACGCACAGAAAGCGCTGAAGAACTCGCATGACATCGCGACGATGAGCGAGGATATAGCGGCGTCGATGTATTACAAGAAGCCCGTCGGGAAGGATGAAGACGGAAATCAAAGCTACGCTGAAGGGCCCTCGGTGCGACTGGCTGAGGTCATCGCATCCCAATGGGGAAACCTCCGGGTTGCAACTCAGATTGCCGACGTGGGCGACGCCACTATCACTGTGCAAGCTTATGCGCACGATTTAGAAAGCAACTATCAATCTGCCGCAACAGTCACGCGACGGATAATAAACAAATACGGCAAGCGTTACGGCGAGAGTCAAGTTCAGGTGACTATCGACGCAGCAAGCGCAATCGCTCGACGCAATGCGATCTTTCAAGTGGTGCCCAGAGCTATAGCAGACCAAATCTTTATTGCAGCAAAAAAGGTTGCGGTAGGAGACGCTAAGCGAATCGCAGACCGCAGAGATGGCGCAATCGCGTTCTTCAAGAAGCTAGGCATAGACCAGGCGCAGATTCTCAAGAAGCTCAATCGCGAAAGAGTAGCTGATATCGACGCAGAGGACGTCGCTACGCTTATCGGGCTTTGGCAAGCAATCAAAGACAAGGAAATCACCGTTGACGCTGCGTTCGGGGAAGAAACAGAGAAGCCACAGAGCGCGGCAGAGAAGGCGGCTGGTAAGTTCGCGGAGAAACCTACTACCGCCGAGAAGAAGCCCTCCCAAGCTAAACCATTAGCGGAGAAAACAGAAACAAAGAACGAAGACGAGCTGCTCTAATGCGAATCAAAATCAAAGACTCCACCAAGCTAGACTGAACT